TCACTCGAAAGAGAAATTCCAGAAGAAGAAAAACCACAAGTAATTAAAATTAAATAATTTTAAAAACCCCCTTGTGTTTTAGATGAGACCATAGTAATATGGATATTCATCAAGCGGAGTTAGTTTAAGGCAAAACACTTAACTACCAGTTAAGAGACTTTAGTTCAAATCTAAAACTCCGCTCCATTTTAGGAGAAATTATGTTGACAGTAGGTGAAACATTTCCTGCATTTACATTGCAAGGAATCAATAGTGATAATGAATTTGTCGAAGTAAAGGTTGAAGAGAACTATCAACCAACTAAACATGATTGGTCAGTAGTATACTTCTATCCAAAAGACTTTACTTTTATTTGTCCTACAGAAATCGCTGGTATGGATATACTAACACAAAGTGCTAATGTAATTGGCATAAGTGGTGACAATGAGTTCTGTAAACTCGCATGGAAACAAAACAATGAATTGATTGGTAATATCAATCATACACTCGCCGCTGATTGTGGTTTAGGTTTATCTAATAGATTAGGTATAGTAAACGAAGAAGAAGGCGTATGTTATCGTGCAACATTTATCTTTGATAGAAACAGAACAATTCAACATGTATCAGTCAATGCATTAGATACAGGAAGAAATGCAAACGAAGTGTTAAGAACATTACAGGCACTTCAAGCAGGTGGTCTTACAGGTTGCGAATGGCAACCAGAAGATGACTTCGTAGTTTAATTCAAAAAGTCACTAGACATAGACCCAATTCTGTAGTAATATGGAATTGGGTTTTTTTATGTTAATACTTTCAAAACAAGATGCAGAGTTCGTAGCGCAGGTCTTCATAGACTACTATGCGAACTTTGATAGGATAGATGATTATCTTCGCAAAGTCAAACTAGAGAAGATGGCAGAACGACCAGCACCTCTATTTGGTTATGGACCAGAAGATGATATGTTTCAAGACTTCACTATGCATCCACAAGATATGGATATTGTGTGTAGAGAAGTTCCTATATATGATGACTATATTGATATTGTTGCATCACAGATGATACAGAAATCAATACCAGGCAAAAGTTTGAAGTGGGTTGTATACGAACTTAACACAAATAAGATTATTGGTTTTATTCGTTTTGGTTCTCCTACTATTAATAGTAAACCACGAAATGAGTTTTTAGGTAAACCACTTGATACAATGAATCAAGAAGTTATGAGAAGATTCAATAACTCTTGTATCATGGGTTTCAATATTATACCAACTCAACCATTTGGTTTTAATTATCTTGGTGGTAAACTTCTTGCAGGTATTTGTAATTCACATCTTGCAAGAGAAACACTCAACAAGAAATACAATACAGAGTTTTGTATGTTTGAAACTACATCATTGTATGGTTCATCAAAGACTACATCGATGTATGATGGCATGAAACCTTATCTAAGATTTATAGGACTAACTGATTCAGATTTTGTTCCTTCAATCAATGATGATAAGTATGCATTTCTAAAAGAATGGTTTGAGAATAAGAACAATGGCAAACCATTAGTTCATGAAGATGCATCAAGTAGAAAGTTAAAGACACAAGGTAAAATGATTTCTATTATTAGAAACTCACTAGAGAAAACTCATAGTGAATTACTTAAACCTTTTAAACAATGTTTTGTAGATGCAAAGAATCTTACAGAACGAAAGAGACAATACTTAGGCACTTATGGGTATAAGAATGTCAAAGAGTATATGAATCTAGAAACAGATACATTAGAAAAGAATGTAAACTTTGATAGATTTGAATTTGAGAATGTGATTGCATGGTGGAAAAAACATGCATCGAAACGATTTGAGAACCTAAAGAGAGATGGCAGACTTAGAACTGAACTCGAAGTTTGGACTCAGAATCAGGAGATAGATATAATAAGATGAATAAAAGAAATAATATTTTTGTAAGATTTACAATGTGGGTTGTAAATTGTTGGAGAGTTGTTATGGATGCAAGATACAATCCATTGAAACATATACCTGACCCAAGTCTACAGATGTATTTCACATTAGTTTTATTTACAATGTGGTCTGTATACTTTGGTTTTGTTGCATCATACTACATGGGTTGGTTAGGTTATTCAATACCAACAAGTATCATAATTCACATGGCAGTATTGATACCAATTGGTTTCACAAATGCAATATTCATGGATGCTGAAAGAGATAACGCACCATGGTTATACAAATGGAAACTAAACAAAGATTTAGATGACCAAGATGCAAATCTAAAAAAATCTAATTATGAAAAACGCATCAAATGGGATATCGACAGAGAGGCATGAGAAAAGGATTTACATGTGGTGCATTTGATTTGCTACACGCAGGTCATATTGTAATGTTGAAAGAGGCAAAAGAAAATTGCGAATATCTTATTGTGGGTTTACAAACAGACCCAAGTATAGATAGACAAGAAAAGAATCAACCAGTGCAATCAGTATATGAAAGATACATGCAACTACAGGCAGTAAAGTATGTTGACGAGATTATACCATATGATACTGAACAAAGTTTGATTGACTTATTAGAGTCAACAGAAATACATTTAAGATTCGTAGGTGAAGATTATGTTGAAAGAGATTTCACAGGCAAAGGTCTTCATGAAATTTATTATACAAACAGACAACACTCATTTAGTAGTAGTGGTCTAAGACAAAAGGTGAGTCAATCATGAATATAACAATAGCAAGACTTCGTTCATTTGTAAAATACAATGGACCTTTAGAAACAGTATTAGATAGTTTCTTTGAAAACTATGTAAAGTGGATGAAAGCAAATCCACAATACAACTATGATACTTACAATGTATCATTTGATAACACAAGACCAAAGAGAACGCCTGAGACAATCAAATGGGCAGATGTAATTGTGATACCAAGTGATAGTGAGTTTAGATATCATGGTGAACTACAGATGAATCCAAAAGACTTGGCGAAGTCTAACGAACATATGGATGAGATTAGACCATACTTCGAAGGCAAAGATGTTATTATGTTCTGTAGTGATAGAGCAGATACAGAGGCACTGTATCGTAATGAAGTATTCAAAGATATCAGATTAAAATCATTCACTAAGATTGACGAGATAGATTTTAGTGGCAACATTCACGGCATGAAGTATCACTTCATAAACACCTTGAAAAACCCCTTGGCGGAAATGGTAGGTTCAACGAAGTCAATCGACTTTGGATATTGGGGTCGTATGAAACACGGTCACGATAGAGAAAAAACTATACGCCAAATTTATCGAAGTGAACTTTCATGCCAACTTATTGGTGGTATGCCATCAGGTGTAGAGAGAAAGTCTAAATGGATAAAAGACTGGAAGAAACTCTATCCTTTACTAGAACCATGCAGAACAACTCTATGTTTTAATTGGTTAGATGAAACTGCAACAACATCTAGATATGTTGAGGCACTTGCGATTGGCATTGTGCCAATGGTGTGGCGTAATTATGATGTGAACAACACATATGTCATCGATGAATGGCAAAGAGTTCAAACATTTGAAGAGTTTCAAACTAAGGCATTGATGTTAAGAGATGATAAGTTTCATGAAGAAAGATTAGAACTTGCAAGACAAAACTATGCAAAGGTTCATCTTACAGAAGAACAATACTATAGAGAATTTGAACGAATGATGAACGATGCTTTTTAAAGAAGTATATCAGGTTGTAGAAAACCCACATGAACAAGATGCAGGTATTGAATTGATATCTGGTGAATGGGAAGGATTAGTTTATCAATATGGTGATGTTCAGTTTGTAGATGGCGAACCTCAAATGAACTTCAAAAGAACTATAAGAAGATTACCAAAAGGTGTAGAACCTTCTGAGGAAGCGATTGAGGAATTACTAAATAATAGTGAACTAAATCATCTAATGGGTGATATACTTGTAGAACTCATACAAGAACAAATCAAACGAGAGGAAAAAGATGGCAAGAATAAATCTTAAATTCAAGAAAGGAACTGATGGCGATGGCAATGATATAAACTTTTATTTCAATTGCGAAGAATCAGATGAGACAACTTTTAAGGCAGCTAAAGTTAGTGATGGTTATACCTTTGTAGAAAAGAAAGACCCCGATATGTCTAACGCAAAAGCTGATTCATCATAATGGCACAAAGAAATCATAAGTTTATAGAAGCTGTCACTGGTGTAGAACATTACATCATGATAGAATACACAGACGAAACTGATTATAATAATAAGGTTGCAGCTATAGTGGCACAACACGCTAATGTAGAGATAAACACAAGTGAAGAGGGAAGAGAAGACTCACCAAATGAAGAGTATACGCCAAACTTCGACCCAACTAAACACCATCCTTTAGAGGATACAGGAGAGTATAGACAACTATGAATATAGAATTATTGAAAGAACAAATTAAGAGACACGAGGGCGAAGTCTTAGAAATTTATGAAGACTCATTAGGGTATCTAACCTTAGGGGTTGGTCATCTAATTAGAGAAGATGACGAAGAGTTTGGTGAACCAGCAGGCACACCAGTCTCACAAGAAGTAGTAGACAGATACTATGATGCAGATTTTGATAAACATGTAGATGAAACAATACATGTTTGTGATAAGAATAATATTATCTTTGAAGAAATGCCAGAAGATATACAACATGTATTAGTTAATATGTGTTTCAATCTAGGTGCAAATCGTTTAGGCAAATTCAGAAACATGTTGTATGCATGTTCAGTCAGAAATTGGGAAGAAATGTCTAGACAAATGGAAGATAGTCGTTGGTATGGTCAAGTGGGTCGCAGAAGTAAAGAATTACAAGAGTTGGTCCTGGGTTGTGAGAGTTAAGTGTATTCGCCTAGACACAGGTGAAGTTTTAATAGGTTGGGTAAAGAAACTTTGGAACGGAGATTATCGTATCGAAGATGCCCACATTTGTATATCGGAGGTAAAAGATGGAAACATGGAAACGAATATGGCGCCATGGATTCCCTTTGCCAAAGAATACCACTTCACTATCAAAAAAGGCCTTATACAGACAGTATTTGAGGCGAAGCCGCAACTCGAAACTAATTTTAAAATTGCAACAGGAAATAACTCGATTAGAGGACAAGTGAGGAAGTAATATGGTAGATTTTCAAAACAGAGTGCTAATGGCACAATTAAAACAAGCAGATGCAATGATTGAGAAACATAAAGTCAACATTGATATATTAACAAAGAACGCATCAGGCGTAGCAGACCATCCCGATACTATGCAGACAGTTGAAGATGAACTAAACAAGATAGGTCATTGGGAAGAAATTAAGTCTGTAATCAAAAAACATTTCGATTTCGAAGGCAAAAGAACATTGACAGAATAGTCCCTATTGTAGTATAATTACAGTATGGATTTTTACACAAATGTATGCCGGTCTCGTGACAAAATTCTAGTCACAGGTTATCAAAACGGAAAGAAACAAAAACTTTCTATATCTTACAGACCAAATCATTATATACCATCGAAGAAAGGCACATCGCCTTACAAGGCACTCGATGGTCGACCACTTGAAGTTGTCAATCTCAACTCAATGGGTGGCGCTCGTAAGTTCAAAGAAAAGTATTCTAACATAGATGGTCTAGAAGTTCATGGTTATGATAGATACATCTACACTTACATATCAGATAAATTTCCAGGCAAGATAGAATTTGACCCTAGTCTAATTAAGATTGCAACACTTGATATCGAGTGTGAATCAGAGAATGGTTTTCCAGAACCAATGCAGGCAATCGAGAAAGTAAATGCAATATCAATCAAACCATTTGGTCAGAAGTGTGTTGTATTTGGTATTGGTCCATGGCAAACAGAATCAGATGTCATCTATTATGAATGTGAGAACGAACAAGACTTATTGATGAAGTTCGTAAAGTATTGGCGAGAACAATGGTTTGATATTGTCACTGGTTGGAATGTAAACCACTTTGATATCACATATCTTTGTAATCGTCTAGACAGATTATTTGGCGAAGACACTCACAAAAAATTATCACCATGGGGCATGTCAAGTGTTCGTGAGTTTACTAACTTTGGTTATCAGAAGAATCAAGTATTTGATTTGAGTGGTGTCAATATAGTTGACTATCTAGAACTATACAAAAGGTCTACATTTCATAATCAAGAATCATACAAACTAGATTACATCGCACACTTTGAACTAGGTAAAAAGAAACTAGATTACTCAGAGTATGGTTCACTTCATACATTATACAAGAACAACTATGCAAAGTATCTTGAATACAATGTTCGTGATGTTGTTCTCGTAGAAGAACTAGAAGACAAACTAGGTTTCTTAGACTTGACTCAGGCAATGGCATATGATGCCAAGTGTAATTACATTGACACATTCGGCATGGTGAAGTATTGGGAAACTATCATCTACAACTTCTTGAAAGAACAAGGAGTTCAAACACCACCACAAAAGAAACATGAAACTAAGACACATCAAATTGCAGGTGCATATGTAAAAGAACCAATCGTTGGTGGTCATAATTGGGTCATGTCATTTGACTTGAACTCTCTATATCCTCACTTGATTATGCAGTGGAACATTTCGCCAGAGAAAATGATTAAAGGTCAGAAACAAGATGTCACTGTAGATTCTATGTTGAACATGAAGAGTGACTTATCTATTTGTAAGAAACTGAATACATGTGTTGCACCAAATGGTGTAATGTTCTCTCGTGACAAACAAGGTTTCTTTCCTGAGATTATGGAAGTCATGTATGATGAGAGAAAGGCATGGAAGAAAAAGATGATTGAGTATCAGAAAGAAAAAGAAAAGACTACTGATGCGAAGAGACTCAAAGAACTTTCAACACTTATCAAAAGGGCATACAACAATCAACAAGTAAGAAAGATTGCATTGAACTCAGCATATGGTTCTATGGCGAATCAGTGGTTTGCTTTCTTTGACCCAAATCTTGCAGAGGCAATCACATACTCAGGTCAGTTAGTTATCAAATGGTCAGAGAAGATAGTAAACAGATATCTAAATCAGATACTTAAAACAGACAATGAAGATTATGTAATCGCAATTGATACTGATTCAATCTATCTCACAATGGATAAGTTTGTGAATACAGTTATGCCTGATGAAACAGATAGAAACAAAATCATCGACTTCTTATCTAAGGCAGAGTCTAAGATTGAAGATGTTCTTGATGAGGGTTTCGAAGAACTTGCAGATTATGTAAATGCATTTCAACAGAAAATGGAAATGGGTCG